ATTGAATCTGGAAAGTATAAAATGGTGCAAAATAATAGAATGTCATCACAACAAAATGTGACCGCTTATTGCATCCCGAAGTATGCTCAGCCCAACACGCGGTTCTGGGATTAGGCATGGCAGCGAAAAAGCTCGAGCCAGATTCGGAATATAGTCAGTATGATAAAAATAATGACGGGGTGGTATCCGATGAAGAGTTGGAGTTTTCTCGGCAGTTAGAGGAGCTGAAACTTTCCAGCGAAAAGGCAGACGCACAACGAGCGATGGCTTGGTTCGCGCTTTTTGGCATGTTGCTTTACCCGACGCTGATTGTGGTGTGCAGTTTTATCGGGCTAGACAAAGCCGCTTCGATCCTCTCCGAGATTGCAAGCGTCTATTTCGTCGCCATCAGTGCTTTGGTGGGGGCATATTTCGGTGCGAGCGCATGGGTAACAAGAGGTAAAAACGGAAAATGAGTATCGTCGCATCTTTGGTCGGCCCCGTAACGGGACTGTTAGACAAGTTCATCGAGGACAAGGATCAGAAGGCTAGGTTAAGTCACGAGATCGCAACTCTTGCCGACAAACATAGTGCGGAGAATGCCCTCGCTCAAATCGAAGTGAACAAGATCGAAGCCAAAGGTAACTGGTTTCAAAGCTCTTGGAGGCCGTTAGTTGGCTGGGTCTGTGCGATAGCTTTTGCGTGGCACTTTGTCATTCAAAGCCTCCTTGTGTTCGCGTTCACTTACGCTGGCGCGGAAGTCCCTGATTTACCTGAGTTTGATATGTCTGCACTTCTTACCGTTCTGGGTGGGCTTTTAGGTTTGGGTTCACTACGCACGTTTGAGAAAACAAGGGGTATCAACAAGTGATGAGAGTGACGAGCGGAGAGGGCATATCACTCATCAAAAAGTTCGAAGGCTGCGAGCTTGAGGCATACCAGTGCTCTGCCGACGTTTGGACAATCGGCTACGGCCACACGTCTGGCGTTTCAGAAGGCGACACTTGCACGGCTGAAGATGCAGAGTCGATGCTCACTGACGACCTACAAAAGTTCGAGGGATATGTGAACGACCTTGTTGATGTAGACCTCACGCAAAACCAGTTCGACGCACTGGTTGCTTGGACATATAACCTTGGCCCCGGCGCACTGAAAGAATCGACTCTGCTACGCAAGCTCAATGAAGGTGATTACAAGGATGCCCCGTATCAAATCAAAAGGTGGAACCGTGCGGGTGGGAAAGTGCTAGACGGTTTGGTGAGACGACGCGAGGCAGAGGCGCTGCTGTTCAAGGGAGAGCCGTGGGAAGATGTCTGAGGTTTCTCTCAAAGACTTTGAAATACTCAGTGAGCAGGATCAGAACGAAGCCTTGGCGCTCTTATCGCGTTTTGATCAAATGGAAAAACAAGACAAGTGTCAGGGCGACTTTATCGAGTTCGTCAGACATATGTGGCCCGAGTGCATCTTGGGCCGTCACCACAAAATTATTGGCGACAAATTCAATAAGATAGCGCAGGGCAAGCTCAAGCGTTTGATTGTCTGTCTGCCTCCTCGACACTCCAAATCAGAGTTTGCTTCAACGTATTTTCCTGCGTGGATGATGGGATTGAAGGGCGATCTGAAGATCATACAAACCACGCACACCGCAGAACTGGCCGTGCGGTTTGGTCGTAAGGTCAGGAATCTCATTGACTCAGACGACTACTCGCAAGTATTCCCAGAGCTGAAGCTCGAAGCCGATAACAAATCTGCTGGCCGATGGACGACCAACCAAGACGGTGAATCGTTCTACGCAGGCGTCGGTGGTGCAATCACGGGTCGAGGTGCTGACTTGCTGATCATTGATGATCCTCACTCGGAGCAAGACGCACTGTCACCGACTGCGATGGAATCGGCTTACGAGTGGTACACATCAGGGCCACGTCAGCGTTTACAGCCGGGTGGCATTATTATCATCGTGATGACCCGATGGTCAACGAAAGACCTCGTAGGCAAGGTTCTGAAAAAGCAGGGCGATGATCATGCCGACCAGTGGGAGGTGATCGAGTTCCCGGCAATCATGCCTGAATCTGACACACCGCTCTGGCCCGAGTTTTGGAAGAAAGAAGAACTGCTGTCTGTCAAAGCCTCCCTGCCTGTCAGCAAATGGAACTCTCAGTGGATGCAAAACCCCACTGCCGAAGCTGGCTCTATCGTCAAGCGCGAGTGGTGGCGTAAGTGGGAAGCTGATTGGGTGCCGGGTTATGACTACGTCATTCAGTCCTACGATACCGCCTTTAGCAAGAAAGAGACGGCTGACTATTCTGCTATTACGACGTGGGCAATCTTTCAGTCACCAGACGAAGACGTACAGGCCATCATCTTGCTCGACGCAAAACGGGTGCGTATGGACTTCCCCGAGCTGAAAAGACTGGCGTATGAAGAGTACAAATACTGGGAACCTGATTGCATTCTGATTGAGGCAAAAGCAAGCGGCACACCGCTCACACAAGAACTCAGGCGCATGGGCATACCCGTAACAAGCTATACACCGTCCAGAGGTCAGGATAAGATCGCTCGAATGAATTCTGTCGCGCCGATTTTCGAATCTGGCATGGTCTGGGCACCCGACGAAAGTTTTGCGGACGAAGTGATCGAAGAGATGGCGAGCTTCCCGTTTGGTGATAACGACGACTACTGCGACAGCGCAACGATGGCGTTGATGCGTTTTCGTCAGGGTGGCTTCTTGAACTTGCAGGATGACTACCCTGAAGAAGTGCAGCTTCTCCGACCCAACAGGCAGGTTTACTACTGATGGCGATTGAAAAAAAAGGGCTTGGCACAGAGACAGATCCTGACGTGATGCCCATGGGCAGCGCGATGGAGATCGAGCCAGAGATGACTCGCAACGACGAGATTCGTAACGCGGCTCAGATTCTCGTCGCGGAAGAGGGCATCTTGATCGATGACGAAATCGATGCAGTAGAAGAGACTATCGCCACCGACTTCAACGCTAACCTTGTCGAGTTTATATCCGACAGCGATCTTTCTAAGCTGGCAGATGACGTCTTGTCATCGATCAAGGCAGACAAGGAAAGCCGCAGCGAGTGGGAAAAGACGTATACGGATGGCCTCAAGTATCTCGGCATGAAGTTCGATGATGCTCGTAGTCAACCGTTTGAGGGTTCCACCGGCGTGATACATCCGATACTTGCGGAATCGGTTACTCAGTTTCAGGCGCAAGCGTACAAAGAATTACTACCAGCCAAAGGGCCGGTCAAGACAGAAATCGTCGGTGTGCGCACCCCTGAAGTTGAGATGCAAGCAGGTCGCGTTCAGGACTTCATGAACTACTACATCATGAACGTCATGCAGGAGTACGACCCAGAACTCGACATGCTGTTGTTTTATTTGCCGCTCGCTGGCTCTGCGTTCAAGAAGGTTTACTACGACACCAGTATGAACAAGGCGATGAGCAAGTTCATCGAGCCGCAGGACTTGATTGTGCCTTACGAAGCACCGGATCTGTTCTCGGCTGAGCGTGTGACGCACGTTCTAAACATGAGCCGTAACGAGATAAAAAAGCAGCAGCTCAGCGGGTTCTACGCAGACATAGAGTTGAAGGGCGGTGCTGTCAATCTCCAGCGTAGTGAGATCGAAGAGCAAATCGATGAGATCGAGGGTATGCAGCCGTCGTATCAAGAAGATCGTGATCACGTCGTTTTCGAGACACACACCATTCTCGACATACCCGGCTTCGAGGACATGGGCGCAGACGGTGAGCCGACCGGCTTAAAGTTGCCTTACATTGTGACCATCGATGAGCAGTCTCAACGAGTTCTGTCGATAAGACGAAACTATATCGAACAAGACCCGCGCAAGATGAAGATCAACTTCTTCGTGCAGTACAAGTTTTTGCCGGGTCTTGGATTCTACGGGCTGGGCTTGTCACATATGATAGGCGGCATCAGCAAGTCAGCGACATCCATCCTGCGACAGCTCATCGACGCAGGCACACTCGCAAACTTGCCTGCTGGATTCAAAGCCAGAGGTATGCGGATCAGGGATGAAGATAGCCCACTGCAACCCGGCGAGTTTCGCGATATCGATACGACGGGTGCGTCACTGCGCGAAAACCTCATACCGCTGCCAATCAAAGAGCCAAGCAATGTTTTGATGTCTTTGCTTGGTTTGTTGGTGGAGTCTGGCAAAAGGTTCGCCAGCATTGCCGATATGAACATCGGTGATATGAACCAAGCCATGCCGGTGGGCACCACGGTCGCTCTGCTAGAGCGCGGCACCAAAGTCATGAGCGCGATACACAAGCGTTTGCACTACAGCCAAAAGCTAGAGTTTCAGTTGCTTGCCAAGGTCTTCGCAGAGTATCTACCCCAGAGCTACCCGTACGTCTCGCGAAACGGCCCACAGGAGATTATGGGTCAAGACTTCGATGGTCGCGTTGATGTCATACCCGTATCTGACCCGAACATTTTCAGCCAGTCGCAGCGTATTACGATGGCGCAAGAGCTGCTGAGCATGGTTCAGTCTAATCCTGAAATTCATGGCCCGACAGGCATCT